AAAGTAATGTTTCTAATTGAACAGCATGTAGACAATCCAGAAGCCGCACATTTAGCGGTGAAAGAATACTGCAACGGACTTTCAAAAATCAAAATGAGAGGTGTGGCTCTTAACCAAAATAAAACTCCAAATGAAATTGAGGTTATCACAGTCAACACCACGCATTTTTTCAAAGTAAAAGTCGCAAAAGCCAAAGATAAATAAAAAGATCTGGGGAGCCAAACCTTACTGTTTGCTTCGGGTTCATAGCCCTTGAGCGTTGAAGAGACGCGAAGAAGTACGCATAAAATAAAACAACCAGAAATGTATACAATAAATTCAACACAACCAAAGTGTAGTGTTAATATCACTACCAACCGCAACCGGGTAAAAAGCTACAGCGGAAAGGTCTACCTTAAGGATGGACAAAATTTCGAACTGGAAATCTTTAACCCACACGGCTATCGAGTACTAGCCAAAATCAAAATCAACGGCCACTATCTTTCTGACAGCGGTATTGTACTTAAACCAGGACAACGCGTTTACCTGGAACGTTATTTAGACTCATCAAACAAATTTCTTTTCTCAACCTACGAGATTGACGGAACTGTAGAGGCTCTCAAGGCTATTGCAGAAAACGGAAACCTTGAAGTGGAATTCTATGCTGAGTATCTTCCTTCCGGCGGATTCTTTACCACTACGACAGACTGGACTTATCGTCCAAACCATATCAATTACACCAATGATATCTGGTGTGGAGGCAATAGTGGTACTGTAAATGTTACCAGCTTATACAGCAGTAACATTAATGAGACTGCCAAAGGTTCTCTTGAGACTGGAAGAGTGGAAAAAGGCGAAAATAGCAATCAGTCATTTGACACTGATTATGGAAGCTATAATTCATGGTCTTTTGAAAAGGTTGATATTAAGCTGCTTCCACTATCAGCAAAACCAGTAGACTCTGGAGAAATAAGAAACTATTGCACTGGATGCGGAACTCGCATCAAAAAAGCAACTTGGAAATTTTGTCCAAGCTGCGGAGAAAAACTCTAAACTGGGACGGCTCCCCAGTTTTTAACAAACACATACATGGGATTCAACAAAAAGTATTTACCAAGCCTAGAAGAATTCAAGAAGATTCTAGAAACTAACCCTGATTACATTAAGTATTGCTGGAAAGCAGATGCACTCATTGGTCCAGCAGAAACCCTCGACTACATTGATGAGGAGTGGAAAAAATTGCAAGAAAAGGAAAAAAGTAAAGGATAGATAAAGAGTGCAGCAACAAGATCCCGAGAGAGTCATTCTAGATGGCTCTTTTGAAGTGTATAAGGTAACCTATTTAAGAAAGAACAAAATTCACTAGATGACACTAGAATCCCTAAAGTGGCTGCATATATACTGCTGAAGGAAAACTTTTATACTCTATTGAATATAACTATAGTAAGGAACATAATATGGAAAAGTCAACATTCGTAATTGACGTGGATGGCACCATCTGCGTAGCGGAAAAGATTAAAGGCACAGATACCTTTGATTATCCTAATGCACGGCCTATTGATGCCGTCATCAGTAGAATCCGCGAACTAAAATCAGGCGGTCACACCATCATACTGCATTCTGCTCGTGGAATGAAAACTCACGGAGGTGACCGTGAAAAAATTGAACTGTATGTTCGTCCTATCATGGAAGCCTGGTTGGAAAAACACGAGGTTCCCTATGATGAATTGGTGCTTGGAAAACCTTGGGGTCCTAACGTCTTCTATGTTGATGACCGAGCTCTTTCACCTTACGTATTTGCTCATTATAGCAGAGGATACGAAGATGTCCTCCAGACAAACATACTTACTCTATGAAAAGAAGCATCATTATTCCTGCCGCTGGGTTAGCAACTCGTATGAAGCCACTGTCCCGAGGCGTCAGCAAAGCCATGATCCCAGTCAATGGCAGGCCGCTCATCTCCTATGTAATTGAAAAAATCTTTGAAGACCCTGACGCGGATGAGGTTGTCATTGTAGAAAATGAAATTGGCGATATCGCGGAATTTGTTTCACGAGTTTATCCAAACCACAATATCAAATGTGTGGTTCAGGAAGAAAAGCTTGGCCCTTTGCACGCTATCAATGTAGGTTTTACTGCCTTGGAAAATTATGAAAGTGGTATAACAATCTGGTTAGGTGATACTATTTGCCTAGATGATTTCAATTATCGTAAAGACTTTTTAGCAGTCCACAATGTTCCAGATCCACACCGTTGGTGTTTAGTTGATAGAGACGGGGTTCTCTATGATAAGCCCGAAGAGGATGTACCAACCGACCTTGCTCTGGTTGGTGTCTATAACTTTACTAATCGTAAAGCATTCAATAAGTCTCTTGAGAAGGGAATGAAAAAGCCAACTCATAAAGGCGAATATCAAATTGCTGCTCTGCTTGAAGCCTATATGAAAACTGAAGGTCCGATGCAGTTAGCAGAAACCGCTGAATGGTATGACTGTGGAGAACTTAATACATACTACGAATCCAAAGCGCGTCTGCTTAGCAGAACTGCTCGGTCTTTTAATAGGATTGAAGTTGATACATTTTATGGAACGGTAACCAAAAGTTCTGCTGATTTGGCAAAAGCCGAAAAAATTGAAGCCGAGAAAAATTGGTTCAAAAACCTAAGCGAAGAACAATCACTGTTTTGCCCACGCGTTTTGGAAAGTCCAGGCGGAACCTTAAGAATGTCACTTGAACCTGGTACTGCCTTAAATGAAGTCCTGGTTTATGATAACCTTCGTACTGACATTTGGCACGAAATCATTCGTAAAATCTTGCAAGTTCATCACGATGTTTTTCATACATACACGGATGAAACTGTTAATCGGGATGAAGCATCACAGTATTGTTTTGAACATTACTACATTAAAACTCGCTCAAGGCTGGAAGAAATTTCTAAGTATGTATCACTTCGCAGAGATCAAACACGTTTTTTACTTGATACTGCCTTGAAACTTTCAGCAAGTCCAGTATGGTCACAGGTAATGCACGGCGACAGTCATCTTGGAAATATCATCTATGATCCACACAGTGGAAGCATTAAATTTGTAGATCCTCGTGGCGTCTTTGGAAATATGTGGACGCAGGGCGATATCCGATATGACATGGGAAAGCTTCTTCAAGATTTTTACTGTGGGTATGCAATGATTATGGCAGGAAGGTATACATGGAAAAGCGAAGAGGATATTGAAATTGACTGGGTTCCTGGAACTGAAAATCTCTCAACATTTTTGGAAAGTGAATTGAAAGTACATGGTTATGACGTAGATCTTCTAAAGCAATTGGCAATCCTTTTGCTTATCACAGCAATACCGTTTCATACAGACGATCCCGACCGTCAAAAAGCAATGTTTGCTCGTGGAAAGAAACTCATAAAACAATTAAGCATATGATAGAAAATTTACATCTATGGCATGCCGACCGAGGTACTTATTTTGATAGGCACGTTAACATCATTACATGGAGCGATGACTATAAAATAAAGCTTGGAAAGTATAACTCAATTGGTCGTGATTGCAACTTTTTTCTACATGCAAATCATCGTCCTGATTGGGTAACTACAAGTTCACAGTTGTATGGCCCAGTTACTCCGGAAATTGCTGATATGCATATGAGAATGGGTCACCCTTCTTGTAAAGGAGATATCGTAATTGAAAATGATGTATGGATTGGTGCAAAGGCTACCATTATGTCTGGTATTACAATTCATAATGGCGCAGTGGTTGCGGCAGGCTCGGTTGTTACCAAAGATGTTCCACCTTATGCAATTGTAGCAGGCAATCCTGCCAAGGTTGTAAAGTATCGTTTCAGCGAAGACCAAATAAAAAACCTACTTCAAATCTCCTGGTGGGATTGGGAAGAACAAAAGATAAGAGAAAATGCGATGGAAATGTGGTCAAACGACATTGACAAATTCATTCAGAAAAACCTCACGATAAATAACTAAACATCTAACATGACTAACTGGAAAGACAAAAAGATCGCGGTAGTTTATGGCCAAGGCATCGAAGGCTGTGGCGTAACACGCGTTGGTGCCGAGCTTGAGCTCTGGTCCAAAAAAGTAGGCTGTCAACTTGACACCTTTTCTTACGACGAAAAATTCTACACTCGTCGAGCAGCTCACAAATTGAACTACCGTTCATTTACCGTTGATAACGTAGATGAAATCAAACAGGCATTGGAAAAATATGACTTGGTGATCTTCAACTCTTATCCAAACAATAAGTACGAGCACGCTGCAATTCGTAAGTTCTACCATAACTTATTCAAACCATTGCAGGCACTGAAAGTAATGTTTGTTCACGAGATCTCAAAAGCAAACGTGGATAAAATTGCTTATCTAGTTCCAATGTTAAACGATGCTGATTTGGTATATCACTTTGGTACTGACACCTGGATGGCTCAACAGGTAATTGCAATGATGCCTTCCAAGAAAGCCAATGAACGTATGTGCCGCTTCAAAATGTGGATGAACTTTGAAGAACTTCTTGCATACAAAGAAAAATATCCAATTGAAGGCCGCAAACGTGGTTTAACCTATGTTGGCCGTTGGTCTACATTGAAAAACATCGACCGTACCGTAGAGGTTGGTTATTATGCAAATCAATTAGATCCTGAGTTCATTACTGAAATCCATGGTATTGAGGCATCGGTAGGTGCTAAGTTTCAGATCATTGATCACCCATGGACAACCTACACCAAAATCAATAAGAACATTGAAAACCGTGTATATGGCGATGGACCAGTGAAAGCATGGGAACCTTGTACTCGTGATTTTGGTCTTAATCACTTTGCTACACACATGTTTGGTTCGGCATTCTATTCTCTGCCAAAACAGCCGCAAAACTATGGTGACCGAATGGAATTTACTCAAATTGAAATCATCGGTACTGGCGCAGTTCCACTTTTCGACCGTCACTGGGCTGAACACAATCGCATCAGCGATGGCACTCTATATGCAGATATTCCAAACTTCTGTATTCTTTCTGATGGAACCGATGTTCAGGAAGTTGCTGCAAAAATGGTGGAAATGAGTCACGATATTCCAACCATGAAAAGATATCAACAAACTTCATTTGAAGTTGCATATGAGGAATTTAATGCAGACCGTATCATTCCGCAAACCCTAGAACATATTTTTTCAATGGGTAAGGACACCAATAAATACTCCGACGAACGCGAATTGCTTACTAATCTATGCGGCGCGGTATATGCTGAAGAGATTTCAAAATTTGAAGCGGAAGGCAAAGTACCTGCACTCGGGATTCAAGAAGTTATGGGTAAACAATTAAGTTACCTGGATGGCGCAAAACAAGTATTCGTTAAGTGGAATGCTCCAAAAACTGCAGCAGTATCAAACGTAACAAAACTATTCTAAATGGCATTATTTGACGCACCTGAAAAACCGTTGACTCTGATAAGGTCACACAACATTCAGCCGTTAGATCCTAACAAGGAAACAATGGCTCTTATCTTTTCCAAGCTTATCTTTTCCAAAGAGCAGGACCACATTATTGGTTGGTATCGCCAAATGGTAAAAGAGGTATTGGAACCACGCTTTAACCTGGTTTGGTTAGGTGTTGACAATGACCCGAGCCGTTTATTGGAAATGGGGTACAGCAACATATACACCGTACACAGCGCTGACTTTGAGGCTATCAAAGCAAAACAATTTAAGCGCGCCAAAGAAATGGAAGAGGACGCGGATAACTCTTCATGGGAATACAACCGCGACATTATGTTAGGTCACTTTAACCGTGAAATGCCTAACCTCTGTCCTGAGTATGTAATGTGGCTTGACGAACGCTGGGCATTCTTACCTTTGAAAGATTATTGGTCAAAGAAAGCCGCTCCTGAAAATATCAAGGACAGCGGTATTGTCAATGGTGGAAATGAATTCCATGATTACATCGGTGCTGACGAGTCTGCAAAAGAGTATATTCATAAAGTTTGCGACGAAGTGAACGCAAAATATGACTATCATGTAGGCATACTCACCTTTACCTATTGGATGAAAAATGTACTTTACAATCTTGGTAAATGGTGCGTTGACAATTCAGTAGATGCAGGTACTTTTAAGAAGTCATACTACTTTGTAATTGATCCAGGAAGTTACTACCGTGTATTTGATGGAATATCTCCAAACCATAGCAATTTTGCAATGGCTGAAGACTTCCGAGGAACCCGCGATTTTGAATTCTTCCCAGTTCAGGAAATGCAACACTTCCTGTATGAAAAACCTTGGGATGTTGATCAAACTAAAAAGCGCAAATTCTGCTTTTACGGAACAATTTTCCTAAGCAAGAAAACCCGCAAAAACCTCTGGGATACATACCTTAGAAACCTTCGAGGTGATGACATAGACATCTATGTTCCGCCTAAAATGGATGGCCACATTTCCGAAAGACGCAAGGAAGGTGCCAGCATAACAAGATTGAATGACCGTGTAAAGGATGATGCTGACATTGCAGAATTGTGGGAGTCCGTATCAAATCATCCAAACTACCGTGGGTATCTTGATACTCAAGAACTTAACGGGGTTTTAGCACAATATGAATATGCGCTCATCGCTAAAAACATTGCTCGGTACGATAGCATCAATTTTAGACCTGCTCTTTACCTTGCTCTGGGTGTTTTCCCTTTACTCGACTATCGTTATGATCCTGATTGTAAAGGTATTCCTGCAGAGATCCAAGAAAAAATTGTGGTCCGCAGCCATGAAGAAATTCAGGAAAGAATCGCGTATTACGACGCCCATCCAGAAGAAAAGGAACAGGTAATGCATGAATTGAAAACGCACTTTAATTACTACAATTTTATACAAGAATGGAAGAAAATCATAGAGAAACAAATGGGGATATCCGTTGGGGTAGCATTGTCCCACTAATCGGAGGATTCTCCATTGGAAATTCATTAGCTACTGGCAATAAGCCTTCTGTACTATACACTTACAGCGGCTTTCAAGCAAACGAAAAACATTTAAGAGAGTATTGGCCGGATGTTCCTTACATAAATCTTGATGAGGAGGACACTGTGGTGGACAGACTTGATTTTGTAAGCACCACATGCCCTTGCGCAGGTCTTTCCATGTTAAACTATTCCAAAGGAGAAGGAGGCAAATCTAGAGGCTCTGACGCCGCTCAAAATGAATGGATGTATAAGTCTGCTAAATTTGTCTTGGGAACTCTTAAACCACGAGTATTCTTTGGCGAAAACGCGCCAGGTCTATTTGGCGAAATTGGAAAAGGAGTTGTAGAAAAGCTGTTTGAAATTGCTCAGGAATACGGTTACAGCATGAGTTTAATGAAAACTTCAACTGTAAAGCATGGTATTCCACAAGAAAGATCACGAACATTCTACTTCTTCTGGGATAGTGAATATGCTCCGGTAATGAACTATTATGACCGTGAAAGAAAAGACTTGGTAGAATATCTCGCGGAAGTTCCAGCTGATGCAAGTCTACAAGAAACTTTTAACGCATGGAAAATTGAGGATCTTCCAACCATTCGATTCCTGGAAGAAAAGAAGGGATTGAAATGGGAAGACATTATGGCCGATGAGGAAAAAGGAACTCTTAACTGGTACATCGTTAAAAACGGTTGGTTGGATGAATGCATTGAATACGCCGATGAAATTATGCCAGGCTCAGTTGACTCACGAGTACTTCATCACATCAAAGATAAATTGGCGATGGGTAAGGGCTTCTGGGATGGTTCACCAAGATTAGGCCGTGATCACTTCAATGCGGTAATTTCCAAAAATATGATCTGCGGTGCGCATCCAACAGAAAAGCGTTTTATTACGCTAAGAGAATATATGCACCTCATGGGTTTACCACACGATTTTCAGTTGTTAGATAAAGGCCAATGGAACCACATTGCTCAAAACGTACCAACTGTTACCGCTCGTGATTGGACCTTAGAAGTGGTAAAATACATCAAAGGAGAACTTCCGTCTTCAGGTCAAAAACTTTTCCGACAAAATAACCTTAACGGCCACCATAAAGTCGAAGAGGAACACAAATCAACTTGTCTATTTTAATGAAATACGCAGCAGTAATACCACTTATAGGGGGAATGGTCCTGGGAGCAAAGAAAGCCACGGGACAAGATCCGGAATTCATACTTTCGTATGAGCCGTTTCAAAGTAACGATAGTCACTGTCGGGAGAACTTTCCAGAAGTTCCTTACGGCCTGATAGATGACAATGGAGTCTCCTGGGACCGCCCCTTTACTCAAAACTATGAAGGAATTGACATGGTAGTCAGTCTTTGCCCTTGTGCAGGACTGTCTGCTCTCAATTCATCCACCAAGGAAGGGAGCGAAAAAGCACGAGGTGCAGATGCAATTCAAAACGAATGGATGTATAAGTCTTCCGAATACATCTTGGAAAATGTACAACCACAAGTTCTTTGGGGAGAAAATGCTCCAGGCCTTTATACTGCTTTAGGAAAAAAGGTAGCAGACCGTCTTCATGAAATTGGAAAGAAGCACGGGTATTCATTCAGTATGATTAAGACCAGCACATCGTATCATGGAATTCCACAAAATCGTACAAGATCTTTTTACTTCTTTTGGAAAGGTGAAACCGCTCCACTCCTGGAATGGATTGACCGTGAAAAGCAAACCCTGGAAGAGTATATTTCCAAAACTCCAAGCGGACCGTACACTGAAAAGTTCTTTATGAAAGAACCACTGACTGATGATCCAATCTATCAATGGTTGCGAGATGTTGAAAAGAAAACTCCACACGAGGCAGCTCTTGAAGGCAATCGTTCAATGCTCATTTATATCTTCCGTGAACAATCACGAGTAAACAGTGTAATGGCTTATTTGGAAGCTCGGGAAGATGCAAAGGCCAAAAAGTATTTGGAACTTGTAAAACGAGCTACACAAAAAAGAGTTTGGGACAGTACTCCACATATCAATGCAAATGATATTACAGCTGTGGTTGGAAGAACGCTTCAACTTTCTGTTCATCCAACTGAACACCGATGGATGAATGTTCAGGAACTTATGTGGCTGATGGGAATAAACGGCGAGTTCAAACTTGCACATGAAGGTTTCCAACAAATTTCACAAAATGTACCGGTTAACACAGCAGCTGATTGGGCTCTACAAGTACTTAAATGGATGGAAGGCGGATTGCAGGACAGCGGAGTTGACTATCTCAAACAGGACAATACTGTGAAGCGGATAGATACTAAAATTCTTCAAACCTCTAAAACACTATTCTAATGTCATTATTTGATTTGCCAAAGAAAGACATTTCTCGAAAGGGACACTTCATCTACTTTTACAATGATAAGAGTAAAAGATTTGCTGAATGGGATCTGATGCGTTATCTGTCTGTAAAGTCATTTCACGTAGAAAACCCTGACTATGAAGTCAATTTTTATACCAACGCTGAACCATGCGGAGAATACTGGGAACGCGCAAAAAACTTTGTTAAAGTTCATTATGTAGAACCGCCTACTGAAGTTTTTGGCAACCCACTTATTCACCCGGCTCATGCGTCAGACATCTTTCGTATTCGTAAACTGATGGAAGAAGGCGGAGTTTACTGTGATTTTGATACCATCACGGTAGGCAGTTTTGATCACCTTCTTGAGGAAGACAAATTTGTAATTGCACGATTGGCTTCCAACTCCAAAACTTATGGAAACGGCGTATTGGTATGCCCGCCAAATTCCAAGTATTTGGAAGAGTGGTATGCTGAATACACATGGTTCCGTAGTAAAGGCAAAGATGAATACTGGGATGAACACAGTGTAAAGCTACATCATACTCTTACATCAAGGGAAAGTTTACAAGGTCATTTTAAGGTTCTTACCTATGAGACTTTTTATCCGTACCGCTACACAATGATTGAAAAGTTATATGATGAGTATCGTCCTGAATTAATTGTACCATCAACGGTTAGCGTACACTTATACGACAGCGCACATTTTAAGAAAATCCAGGCCTGGCCTGAAGAACGCATACTTAGAGAACCGGAAGGTTGCTCTTTTGCGTGGATCACAGCAAAATATCTAAATGCATAAAGTAAGAGTACTCACATGGAACATTAGGCACGCGCTCACCGATGAAGGATTGGTTGATATTGAGGCTGTAATCGAAGAGATATTGCGTCATGAAGTTGATGTAATACTCTTACAGGAAGTTGACCGGGTTGCAAACCGCTCGGGTAAGATTGACCAGTTTCTGGAAATCAAAAAGGCTCTTGGTTATGAATGGCATGGAATATGGACAACACGAACCAGGCTAGGATGGACCGGTCTCTATGGTTTAGCAACTTTTACAAAGCACCCTATTTACACGTCAAACAATCACCTACTTTCAGATTTGCATAATGAAAAATGCTACGCACAGGAATGTGAAATTGATGTAGATGGAAATCCGCTATCAGTAATTAATTTGCATATGCCATATGATGGACACACTGGTTTCATTCACACTGAAATGGCATGGAGCACGCTTAATGACATATCCTTTCCAAAGGACATCATTATTGGCGGGGACTTTAATGCATATCCAATCTCTTCGGAAATGCAAATGGTACTTAGTGAATGTGTTGATATTGGCGAAAGTATCACATCAACATCTGGCAGAATTGATTATTGCCTTGGTCGTGGCCGTGTAATACCTATTGATCAGCGAGTAATACGCACTTCACTGTCGGATCACTATCCGTTTATTACCACGTTTTTGTTAAAACCTTTTGAAGGATAAGTATATAAGCTCTAAATAATCAACAATATGAAGTTAATCATTTTCGAAGGTATGGACCGATGCGGCAAAGACAGTCTCATCGAGGAACTCTCTACTCATCTGAGTAACTATACCATTCGCCATTGGTCATTCCCAAAAGGCGAAACCAATGAACAGAAAACTACTTGGCAAAAGAATTCATTCATTGATGAATTCAGTCATTACGTTTTTCTTAAGGCCAGGTTTCCCGGACATATTCTTTTTTGGAATCGCGCTCACTTAGGTGAACTTGTTTACGGAACAATTTATCGGGATAGCCAACCCTGGTCATGGGTACCTATGATGGAAATCAACTATGGCATGGTAAATGACCCAGATGTTTACCTAATTCATCTAACTGCCGATGCCGAATTCATTGCAAGGCAGGATGATGGCAAGTCATATTCCGATACCGTAGAAAACAAACAAAAAGAGATCGAGGCATTCCAAAAAGCCGTCGATCATAGCAAAATCATCAATAAACTCACAATCAAAGTTAACAATGGAGACAAGTACAGAGATTTTCACTCAATCGCTGATGAAATCCGGGGTTTCGTCAGCCTCTGATGCATTTGTAGAAACCTTACATTCATGTAAAACGGTTGGCTTGGAATCAGCCCCTCGAGGACAAAAAGTCCGCGAGCTTTTCCTTGAAACCTTAACAATCAGCCCACTATTTCCGCTTCCGGATTTTCCAAGTCGAAGATTCAATTGGAAATACTTTGCGGGTGAATTGGCATGGTACATGAAACGCGTAAAGACAATTGACTATATCAACAACTTTTCCAACTTTTGGAAAGGCATTACCAACGAGGACGGTACCATCAATTCAAACTATGGAAACCTCTTAATTGGTGAACAGCTTATTTGGTCATATCGTTCATTAGTAAAAGATAAGAACAGTCGACAAGCAATATCTTTTGTAAGCCGTCCCGACTTTCAATATGAAGGCAATAAAGATTTTGTTTGTACAGTTTATCTAAACTTCTGGATTCGCGAAGATCAACTTCACATGAAAGTACAAATGCGTTCCAACGATTTGTTTTACGGCTTTTCATATGATGTTCCGTTCTTTGCAACCATTCAGCAAACAATGTGGCATAACCTTCGCAGAACTTATCCAGAATTGCAAATTGGAAAGTATTACCATTGCGCAGATAACATTCATTATTATGAAAGACATTTTGATCTTGCCGATAAAATTTCAAATGAAGTAATTGAAGCATCGATTGAAAACACACCTGAGCCACCAATGTTTTTCTATATGAAGTATCCATTGTTCAATATCCACGACAACGACGATATCATCGAATACACTCCTGAGGCAATGGCATTTGAAGAAACAATTGATGCAATTGTTGAATCAGGCGAAATCAATCACGAAAACTGCAAAGAAGCACTTAAACAAATTTTTATCATTCAATAAACAATCAAAACCAATGGACACAATTAAAAACATAGAATTGCCAGAAGGCGTAACTACAAAAACAATTAAGATTGCAAGAACCCGCACTGGTGTACCTTGCTTATGGGAAAGCGCAACAGACTTTTCTGACCTACGTAGAGCAACTGTGGTTTACAACTCTGACGCTTCACACAAAAAGGCGCTATACTTAAAGAAAAATTCTGAGAAACAAGCCCTGGTGCCAATCTCTACAGGAGACTATATTTCAAAAGCATTTGAGGACAAAAATGGATATGCGCTTTCTGTGTTTTGCATTCACGAAATCTCTTCAATGAAAAATGAAGCTGTGATTTATCCAGTCTTTCGTCGTTCATCATTTGAAACTGACCGTACATGGGAAGGGACACCGTATGAAAGTATGGTGGATGAAACTATTACCAAGTTACAGGTAGAAGAGGCTCCTGTTTACGCACAATTTGAAATGGCAGAATAATGACAATCACAATTTTTGTTGACAAACCCGTGATGGATAATCTGGTTCATTTTTTGAACTGGAACGACCAGAATGAGTTTGTGGAAGAAGGAAACAACATCCGCGGCCGCTGGCACCTCTATCCTGAAATGGACACAATTCAGGTGGCAGTATCCTACGATGAATACATAATGCTTGCTGATAATGAGTAAATGGAAGAAGGAACCAGATCCAGCCTCCACAACAGTGACAGGCCGCATCATTTACAAGATGACCAAGTACCGTGCAAAAACGGAACTGCTCTATTGTGAAGATGAAGAGGATGCATGGTTTATCTCAGAGTATACCGTTGAACGCAAGTCAAGAAAAGTAACACATCGAAGTATTTACATTGCAAAAGACATACCTCAAGTAATTGGCTTCAACGAACGTCAAGGCTGGGTATTGGAAAGAGTAGAAGAGGCTTTAGAAGAATCAGCACGTATTTAACATGGCACAAGTATTTTTTACCAGCGATACACACTATCACCACAAGAACATCTGTCGCGGAAGTTCCAATTGGTCCAACAAGGACAGCTGTAGAGATTTTGAACTCTTACAGCACATGGACGACGCGTTGGCTGACGGCATTAACTCCGTTGTAGAATCCGGTGATATTCTTTTTCATTTAGGAGATTACTCCTTTGGTGATCCAATGTACTATCGTGATTTTCGCTCACGCATCAATTGCGGAAATGTTTACCTTATCTATGGAAACCATGATGAGTGGATCATTCAAAACAATTATGATCTACAGTCGCTCTTTACGGACGTTGGCTTTTATCGAGAGGCTACAATTAGTGGACAGAAAATTATTATGAGCCACTATGCTTTCCGGGTTTGGAACCATTCTCATCGTGGATCATGGATGTTACATGGTCATAGTCACGGAACTTTACAGCCTTCCATTTGTGGAGATGTTGTACACGAGTTAGTAAACAAAAAGCGATACGATGAGCTTCATCTATTGGCGGATGGAAGACACCCTAAAGTACATCCAAACGGAAAAGTGATGGATGTTGGTGTTGATACGCACCCAGAGTTTCGTCCATATTCATTTGATGAGATACAGCAAATTATGAGCAAACGAGAAATTGCTTATGTTGATAACCACAAAGGTGCAGAATGGTAAGAGGATCGATAGCAGGTAACTTTGATGTTATACATCCGGGTTACATAAAAATGTTCAGAGACTGCAAAAAGTATTGCGACTACCTTATCGTATTTTTGCACGATGATCCATCAGCAGAGCGCCCTGAAAAATGTAAACCAGTGCTCACAGTTAGAGAACGCAGAGAAGTTCTTATGGCTCTTGAAATGGTTGACAAGGTGGTCTGGTATCAAACCGAGGCTGACCTCTACAATCTCCTCAAATGGTATGAGCCAGACGTAAGATTTCTTGGAGAAGACTACATTGGTAAAAGCTTCACGGGAGATGACTTGCCTGTTCGCATACACTACCTCAACAGGGACCATGGTTGGTCCACCACAAAATACAAGAAACTCATAGCAGAATCAATCAATGAAAAGAATACTATTACTCTCACTGGCAACTTTTTTAGTCGCCTGTGGAACTTCCAAAAAACAGAATTGCGACGCTTATTCAAAAGGACTGAAGAAAGACGGGACACATAGAACACTTAACATAACAAAGTAATGGAACTACTCAATACTCATCCTATCAAGAAGAGCGACCTTGGTTTCCATGGAAACCTATTTGGCGGCAAGCTGCTTGCGTGGATCGACGCGGCTGCGGCTGGATATTCCATGCAGTTATGCGACTCTCCCCGGATGGTAACGGTGAGTATTGATAAATGCATTTTTGAAAAGCCAGCCAAAGAGGGCAACCTGGTAAAGATCTATGGAAGGCCTTCTGACCTGGGTCATACCTCTATTACGCTCTATCTGGAAGCAAGAGCTCACAATGTCTACACAGGTAGGCAAACCTGTGTTTTGAAAACTCATATCAAGTTTGTTCACATTGACGAGGAAGGCAACCCTATTCCAATCGGAGAAAAAGGCAGAACCCGCATTACTAAACTAATTGAAGAACAAAATGAAAATTGAAGTATCAATCGGTGAAATCATTGACAAGATAAGTATCTTGGAGATCAAAGTTAACGAGGTCAAAGGAGACAAGTACCTCAACGTTCGAAAGGAGCTGGACTATCTAAAAGAGCAGGTTAAAGATGAAATGCCTGAATTTGAATGGTCTGATATGTTTAAGCTCTATCACATCAACAAAAAGCTTTGGGATATTGAAGATGCAATCCGTGTAAAGGAAGCAAAACAGGAATTTGATGAAGAATTTGTTGCCCTTGCAAGAAGCGTCTATTATGTAAACGATGAAAGAGCCGAAGTAAAAAAAGAAATCAACCTCAAGTACAACTCAATGTTCGTTGAGGAAAAATCATACAAACCCTACAAAAATGATCACAATCAATGAAGAATTTGATGTCCAGTTTACTGGCGATATCAATGACGAACTCAGCGCATTTGCTGTAAGAATTGGAGACGCAATTAAACATATGCCACCTCTTGAGAGGTTTTATGCCCTTAAGCAAATCTTAGAAGAATTAGATGGCAGAATTTCCATGTACACTGTAATGGACATGATGAAAGATCAGGGCATTAATAGCTTCTCAACCCAGAAGGAAACTAATTCCCCTGAGTGAATATAAGATCTAAACAAACAAATGGCAGACTTTTGTAACAAATGTTCCGAGCGTATGTTCGGAGGTGATGTTGAACCAGAAATTAACATCCAGAAACTTACCGAAACTCTCGAAAATGACCATTATGCAATAGTTCTTTGCGAAGGTTGCGGAATGCGAGCAGTTGGAAAGTCCGATGATGGACACATTTACTTGGCCTTTGCTGAAGAGGACCAACAAGACGTTAATAACGAAGAACACGTCATGGTAAAGTGGATCACCTTGGATGAGTACGAAAACATGGACCCCAGTTCAATCTAAATATAAAAACAAAAAATGAGTATTGACCCAAACAAGGCTTTCGGAATGAAAGCAACAAACAAGTCTTACACCTTGGAATTCCGACGTGAAGACAACGGTACGACAGAATTGTCGGCTACCGACATGGAATCCTTAAAGATGAGCTTTGGCCAAAGATTGGCCGCTGCATGGGCTATCTTGACAGGCAAAAAACGTATTGGTGAATTGGTGTTCCCAATCCGTCTAAGAAACACTGACTTCTATCACTTGTCTTTCATCTACCGTCCAGAGAAAAAGACGGCTGATAAGCCTGCGACTGAAGCACCAAAAACAGCTGCGAAGCCAGCAAAAACTGCTAAACCAAAAGCAGAAAAATCTGTTGAGACTACTAAAGCAACTGCTGAAAAGCCAGTGAAAAAAGTACGAGCTCCTCGCAAACCAAAGACTGAGAATCCTGCCTAATGAAGCATAGGTTTCACGTACTTGGTCTTCCTCATACGGTAACTTCCAAAGAGTACATCTCATGCGCTTACACTCAAAAGGTGGTAAAGTTTTGCAAGATGATGAAGGAAAGAGGACACACAATTTACCTTTACGCTCACGAGCGTTCTGAGGCTGATTGCGATGTCTTTATACCTGTGACCAACGACAAAGTACTAATTGAAACCTACGGCGAATATAATTGGAAGGAAAACCAGTTTAAGCATCATTCTCAAGACAAAGCTAATTTTACATTCAACGAGAACGCAATCCGCGAACTTCATAAACACAAAAAACCAGGAGACTTTCTCCTCTGTTTTTGGGGTATCGGTCATCAACCAATTGCTTTTGCTCACCAAGACCTAATTGCGGTAGAGCCGGGCATCGGTTATCATGTGGGATTGTTTTCTCAATACCGTGTTTTTGAGTCCTACAGCGTAAGGGATATCGCCTACGAAAAAATGGACTGGGGCAATCCGGGCTGGAACGATGCAATCATACCTAATTATTTTGACCCAAATGATTTTGAGTACCGTGAGGAGAAAGATGACTATTTTCTTTATATAGGTAGACTGGTCAAGGTTAAAGGGCTAGAGATTGCAATGCAAGCTGCAGAACGGGCAGGCGTAAAGCTCAAAATAGCGGGACAGGGAAATTTTGAAAGAGACTTTCCAAATGCACCTGAAAATGTTGAATTTGTAGGATTTGCAGACGCTGAAAAGCGTAAGAGTTTGATGGCTGGAGCACAGGGGCTATACGTCCCAAGTCATTATGTAGAACCCTTCGGTGGAGTTATGATTGAAGCCTTTTTTTCGGGCACGCCAGTTATCTCCACCGATTGGGGTTCTTTTGCTGAAAACAATTTGCACGGTATTACCGGATATCGTTGTAGAACGATGGAGCAGTTTGTATGGGCGACTAAAAACATTCACAAAATCAAATCCAAAGATTGCCGATACTGGGCAATGGAAAACTACTCATTGGAGCGAGTTGCTCAAATGTATGATGAGTATTTTGATAGTTTACATCGAATTAAAAACAAGGGTGGTTGGTATCATCAAAATCCCGAACGAGAAGAATTGGATTGGATGACCCGAAAGTACCCGAAAAATTGTTAATAACTTTTAGCCCAGAGATTTTTATCTTTGGGTTTTTTGTATTATTTTTATACTATAATTAAAAAACAAATAACATGAAAAAAACATTCTTTGCACTCCTGGCCATAGCCACACTCAGTTCTTGCACCGACAATGAAAGAGTAAAGAACTTTGGTGGATCCGCTATAATGGAAATCCCCTTCAATCAAAAGTTTGTCAATGTTACCTGGAAAGAAAATGAACTCTGGGTTCTTACAAAACAAAGAACAAACGAGGACACTACCTATAACACATATCATTTCTCAGAAAAATCTAGCTGGGGTGTTATGGAAGGTACTTACACAATCACAGAAATCCGAAAATAACATGAAGACTGTCATCGTAAAGCTTTTCATAATCATTTGCTGCGGCGATCATATGCCAAACGGGGCCTACCAATATGAGGCACAATGTATTGAAGATAAAACGACATACACCGTTTATACTACATCAAAACACGATGTAGGAGACACTCTTCAGCATACACAAACAATCAAATAGCATGAAAGTAACAGAAACTTACAACAAGCAAAACGGATCCACAGTCACCCGCGAAATACAGATTCCATTGGAAAAAGGCCGAAGCATGGTTTGCTACAATCTGGTTCCAACCACGGAAGATCCAATCAGTATCAAAATTGTGGAAGCGGGCTGGTACGACGGTGGGCCAACTTTCCACATTATCACAGAATACGGCGACTTCTATCAAAGTGATTATGACTTTGGAAATCTAGACTATGTTCTTGGGAAATATCCTGAGTTTAAAGAAATCTGGGAAGAGAAGTTTCCTGATGTGGTAGTATCAAGTAAAGAACTAATTAACACACCAAATGACCAAGAACTTGGCAAATGGACTAGAAAACAGACCATTCAAACTGAAACATATCGCCAAGAAATCAAAAACAAGTAACCAATAAACATAAATCATATGAACAAGCAAGTTATCGTAGAAAAGCTCCAAAAGTTCTTCGGAGCAGCCGGCAAAACAGTTGTAATTGTTTCTGCCATGTTAGTTGGATTCGGAATCTCTGAGGCTCTGAACTCCTACAAAAAGAACCGCGAAAAAGAGGTATCTGTTATGCCTCCAACACGTTCAATTGAGCATACCTCAATTGCAACCAATGAACGCGGAGAATTGCTCATTATTGATAGAAAATCCGGCAAGTTTGCTATCTACTCAGACAGCATCGGAACTGCCATTTTCAATCTTTATGCAGGCAGAATGTACGCTAATATGAACTCTAAATAATTAAGCGTATGAAACCGTATTTGCAATCACTATTTTTTCTTTCGGCAATCGCAACTGCCATGTTATTGGCTTTCTCCAAGAATGACGTAAAGCAAAAGAAGGCTGATAGCAATGAGGTTGCGCACATTCCTGGTGGAGTTCCTATTACGAGTGGAACTCCACCATGTATCACGATGTATCACTACATTGAAAAATACGCGGATGAATATCGTATACCTCATGCATATGCCTACGGCATTGCCTTTGTAGAAACACGTTATGAAGGCCCTTTTGATTGGTCGTACAAACCAGGTCTTACATCTTCTGCCGGTGCAGTTGGTCCTATGCAAGTTATGCATGCAACTGCTCGACATATGTGGCCTGACTCTACTTTTACAACTGACCGGCTACGCACCGATATTCAATTTAATGTAAGAACCAGCATGAAACTTCTTCGTCATCTCTATGACAAATATGGAGATTGGAAGATTGTTTTTGGTTGTTACAATACGGGGCGTCCACTCATTAACGAATATGCACACCGAGTATACAATTTCAAACCAAGTTACCAATGAAAAACATAGAAATCACACAAATCGTTGAACGAGTTTTAGGCTATTCTGGCAGAATGATCTCAGGCTCTAAAAGTGGATACCGAAAAGTGTATCCTGAGAATGTTCCAGTATTTAATGCAAACCTTGTTATTGAGGATGCTGGAAAGCATGTCAAAGTTTGGCATGGAGATGTAGATCTAACTGTTGATGCAGAAAAGCTTTTAAAAGCCTCTGAGAAAACTGGTAAAAAACTCTATGTTCTCTATGAAATGGATGCACGTTTTGACAGAGAAGAAGATCCGGCGATTGAAAGACATATTGCTTCATACGATGCTTCACAGCCACAAAATCTGCAAGTTGAAATTGGAGAACTATATGACACGCAGTTCATTCGCGACTTAAATGTTATTAAGTACGTGAAACTTTAATCACAGAACGAATATAAGCTTAAACAAATTAAAAATTTCAATATGAGTAACGCACTAGTCATTGATCAAATCCGAGAGAAATCACAAGAAGCTCTCTCATCTATGAAGGACCGTACCTTCACCGAGTTTTCCTTAAAGGATCTCGACTTTGAAAACGGAATCACTTTACGCGGTACGCCGCTTCGTGGACAGGCAGCTGCCAAAGTTCTAAACACACTTCGAGTAAAGAAAAACTTTACCGACATGGTCCACAAAATGTCTCCTGAAGATTGGTCTCAGGTTTCTTACAAATTAAAGAAAGCCGAAGGAGAAATCAAATTACATGGTGCTATCACAGGTGAAGGCGAAAGCAAGGAAATCACTTGGGCTTACGATGTTAATGAAAACAAAAAACGCTCAGACGACCAGGTAAACTATGAAAACTACTTCAATTGGTTAACCGAAAGCCTTGGTGAAACTGAGAAATCTTATGAGTTAAAAGACTTCCACTACAACACCAAAGAGGACGTCTTCAACTTAACACTTCTGGAGCAGGACACTGAATTGGATGTATTTGGAACTGGGTTGGATATGTGGAAAAGCGGACAGCGTTTTACGTTCTCCGGTCTCTATTACAACTACGCTCCATTCTTTGAAAGGTTGATTTGCACCAATGGTAATGTTGCTCGTCAGTATGGAAAATCTGCTGACATCAGCAAACAACGTTACAACAACGCAAAAATTGAGGAATCAATCCGTCGTTCAATCATTGAAAGAAATGGCGATATTCCGGTTCTTCTTTCTGACGCGGTAAATCACTTGAAAGACAACAATGTTTCAATTGCTGAATTCTACGCGTACAAAAACTTCTTTGAAAGCCGCAATGAAAATGGCCGTTACGACCGCATTCTTTCACAATACTTCGATGAGAAGCCATTCTACCAAGCATATGGAGTAAACATTAAGGAAAAATCATACAAGTGGAAAAGCACTGCCAACAGCGGTATTAACGCTTACGACTTCTTTAACCACCTTACATATCTTGCATCGCATCCAAAAGAGGTTCTTATGGATCACAGCGACCGTTTGAAATTACAAATTGATGCATCAGGGTTAATGTTCAAAAAACAACTTGACCTTGAAGATATCGCAACCTCTGTACCAGTCGACTACAAGCGATTGATTACAATGAACTAAAGCGTTACTCAGTTCAACCAAAGCCGGCTCTATGCCGGCTTTTTTTTGTGCATCCCTCAAAGATATATAGTCTGAGTCATAAAAAACAACATGCACAATGAAACACGTAAAGAAATTTGATGAGTTCCTTCAGGATGAGAATCCGAATGTGGACCCAAAGAAAAAGCCAGATACTGGCGCAGCTGATACCACAGCAACCGCTGAAGAGCCTAAAACTGATGTAGTTCCTACTGCTGAAAAGCCTGCAGAAACTCCAGAAGCGCCTGGCGCTGAAAAGCCAAATACAACTTCACCTGACGAAGAGAAAAAAGAGGATCCAAAAGCAGATGCTTCTGAAACTCCAGCTTCTGATGCAGCAGATGATGCCAATAAAGAAGTTGAAGATGAAACTGAGGTAAAAGAAGGAAATGCTTTTACTGCAGCGATGATGAAGGCTAAAGAGGAAGGCTTGAAAGAGTTTGAATTCAATGGAAAGACATATCCAATCAAAGAAGCCAAAGATATCGCATCTTTCGGAGATTTTATTTCTGAGAACTTTGCTCTCTATCCAAGCTATAACAATATGCTTGGTTCAGAAGTTCTTCGTAACGTTCCGATCAATCACGATGTAAACATGGCAGTTTATGGAAGAGCTAATGTGGTTAACCAAAATGGATCAACCGAAGTAGAACCTACGGCTGATGTAACAGCAGTTGTGGTTATAGAACCAGAAAAGTAACTTTTTAATATGTCACTACTCTCTTATCAACAATTTTTGTTGGAGTCATATGGTGAAGTAAAGCTTTCTCACGTAAGAAAACGCTTTTTATCAGAGACTTCCAAAAAAGTCCTTGGATGGAAAGACCGTGCACTTTTTGAGAGCGTTTTAGATCTTGGTTATACCGAGCAAATTTTTGAAGCAATCGAATCTGACAATTACGAGTCTCTTTATGAAAGTATTGCTCTTAATGAGGAGTCTCTTTTTGCAAAATTCAAAGAAAAAGCCAAAGAAGGATTTGAAAAAGCAAAAGAACTTGGAGCAAAAGCAAAAGAAAAATTGAGCGATGCTACCAAGGCTACTATGAAATTTGCCGGAGACCTTCTCAAGCCTATTAAGATGGTTCTGCAAAAGATAGCAGAAGGTATCAAACAGGTATGGGAAAAAGGCAAAGAGCTTGCTGCTCAATCTCTAAATGCAGTAAAAGGCAAACTTGAAGAGCGCATCAAGTCTATCATAAAGGACGGGGAAAAGAAGAAAAGTCTTCTTGAAGAAGCCAAAAATATGAAGCAGATGGCTAGCGCAGGCGCTGGCTGGATAACTGGAGGCTTTGTAGAGTCGATGGGAAAATCTGCAGCAACCGCGGCCAAGACAGAGGAGAGTTTTTATATGAACTATGTAGAGGCTGCTGTTTTGGAAGAAACAATTAAACAAATTGAAGGACTAAGTCGAGATGAAATATCTCGTCAACTTAACGAAGGTGGCGGACACGGAAAAGAGGGCGGACTAAATATACCTTTCATATCCGCTGTGTTCAAAAAGCTTGGTCACTTACCACCTTTCAAATACTTCCACGATCTTGGCAGCAAGGTAGAGGTAAAAGTAAATGACGGTCTTAACAGAATGAGTGCTGTTCTTTCAAAAATAGCAAGCGCTCCTGGACCGTTTAATTTCTATATTGTAGGCGGGCTGGTAGGCGTTGTGGTTGGTTACTACGCAGAAAATTTTGCAAAGAGCGCTGTTAAAATGGGGCTTCACGCACTAGAACATGCATTAGGGATTGCAATTCCCGGAGCGGGAATTGTTTTCAGCATTATTAAGTATTGTGGAATCGGTCTACTTGTTTATGGAATTATTGAACAGCTAGCAGGCCAAGGAGAAAAGGAAAAGAAAGGTGAGACTTCAGGAGAAGACTCTTCAAAAGAAGAAAAACCAAAAGAGGCAACAGCATAATGTACATTAAACTTTTTGAACAATGGCTAGCAGAAGGCGGCTGGGCGACTACAAAAACACAGGAGACTGTGATTCGTCCAAAAGTCATTGCGGACTCTGTCAAAAAGTTAGCAGCAATTTCTTCTGACTTTGTTAAACACTGTAAAACTATTGAGCTGCCTACATTGGAATTCCTTAAGCCAATTGGCAGTGGCACGTGGTATAAAGATGATATTGATTCCCAGCCTGATAAGGTTTATGGCGATGTGGACTTTATGGTTTCATATCCTACCCTTAACTTAACAGAAAAAAGTGAGCGGGAAAATGAAATTGCATCTGTAAAACTCTATAATGAGGAACTACTTAACTTCCTAAAAACACAAAGGTATTCTTTTATTGATGTGGCAGAAACCGAAAAGGTGTCGTCCACAACTGACCTGAAACTTATTATGCAAGTAGCTACGCCAGAAGGTGATGGGTGGATTCAAGTTGATATGGTAGTTACTCATAGTGGCTATAAGGAATGGGCTATTTTTCGCATGACACCAATCCGCAATATAAAAGGATTTGTCCTTGGCAATCTCTATTCAGCGTTTGGTGAAGTTTTGGAAATTAGTATTCAACCAAGAGGAGTTCGCGCTAAATTTGCTGGCACACAAATGGTAAATTACAGTAAGCGGGCTGGTGTAGAGGACAAACTTATTACATCAAACATATCTACGTTTATGCACGATATTGCCAAGTTCTTTTGGGAACAAGGCGGGACTGAAAAGCCATATGAAGAAGCATCTTCATTAAAATCTTGGAAAGGCATCAACTCCAATAACCCTACTTTTGAGGATTTAGTAGACGGTATTCGCGGAGTTGCCGATACGCTGGAACAACTTGGAGAATTTGGCACAGTCATAAAATACAAATCTGCGAATGATCTCCTCAAAGCCGTGAAGGAAAGATACATTCAAAAGATGGAAGCAGCCGCATCAAACACAAAGTTTGATAAGGCAGAAACTCCTGCTGCAAAGGCTGCAGCAGAGAAGGTGAAAACATTGGTGTCCACATATGTGGACAAAATAAACAACTTACTATAAAACCCCCCTAAAAAAACAACGCATGAAAAATGAAAAAAATCCTCGCGGCACTGACGTTGTTAGTGCTACTGTTCTCAACAAATGACCTGTTTGCACAATCGGGTCCGCCCGCTCCAGGCAATGGAATATACGCCTTAATTGATACAACATATCAAGTAGGTACTAGTACACAAGGGCAATCACAAGCAAAAATAACTCTTAAAAATACTACTGCAACCCTCTTTACCGGCGTGCAGTTCAGAGTCTTCTATGATAAAAATGCATTTGACTCTGCATCAGTTTCACTTATAGGTTCAACAACAAACCTAGACTTACAATACCTCGACAACAATGCAAGCGGGTATGTAACAATCACCCTGGTCTACACAGGAAGTAGCGCATCGTATACATTAGCTGATGGTGAAAGATTCCTTATTACATTCAATCACGTAGCTCCTGCAACATTCTTTGCTTTGCCTTCTATAAGCGACTTGGAATGGACCGGAGTACAATCATATAACCAATACGCAGCAGCGCAGAATGGTCTTGATACTACTTTAGCCTTACACAGCTATGGCGGTCAATGGGATCAGCCGACTCTTACGTATCACGGCACATTTACAAACGTAACCGGTTCAGCTGCTAAAAACTTAACTCTAGCTCTGGAGAAAAAGCCGCATTCTGGATCTACATGGTCGCAGCATGCTACATATACAACAGACATTAACGGTGACTTTTCATTTTCTGAAATCATCGATACAACATACTACGCAGTTCGTCTTGCAATTCAAGGTGACACGATGGGTGTAGGCAACGTTATTACAACAGCCGATGCCCAGCTAATTAATCAGTGGGTTCTTGGTGGATCTGCTCCATCTGGATGGGACTTTTACACGGCAGATGTTAATGGTTCAAACAACTTAACAATTACCGATGCTTATGGCGTATTTGGTAGAATATCTGGAAGATTTAATACTTGGCCAAATAACGTAAAGGACATCAAGTTCTTTACAGTTTCTGAATACAACACCATTACAGGAACTCCTTCAACCAACTATACATCAACAATTGCTGGTGTAACCAACTTCTATCATACAATTTTACCAGGCCAGCCTGACTCTGTAACATTCTACGTTCTTGTACCTGGTGATGCTAACGGTACTGGCTACCACATGGCTCGTCTTACTCCTATTGAAATTCTTCCTAACCCAGATCCTAACTATCCCTCTGCAATGGAAAATATCATTGATATGAGTGTTGAGTATGACTTTCCAACCTCTTTCATGGAAGTAAATATGCCAAAGATTAAAGTTAATGAAGGCAATCTGGTAGAGATTCCAGTAACATTAAAGACCAACGGTCAAAACATTTCTGCATTACAACTTGGAATGCTTTATGACGAAGAACTTTTAGAATTCAAAGAACTTAAGAATTCTGATAAGGCAATGTTTTGGATGTCTTCACTCAATCCAATGAATGGTATGATTGACTGGGCTGGTTATGATCCTTCGGTTGACAAAAAGTATATGATTCCTGATAACTACAATATCTTTACACTTAACTTTATTGCTAAAAAGCCGCAGGGCGATTGGGAAACATCACCTCTATGGACTACACGCAAATTTTCCGGTAATGATGCATCTAAAGATATGTCCATCAATCCTACAAATGGCATCTTAATTGTTGCAAAAATGGCTACAATCAATAATCAATCTGACCGTATGGTAGTTTACCCTAACCCTACAACAGGAGACTTTTATGTAAACTTTTCCGTAAAGGAGTCTAGCCAGGTAAAACTTTACCTTATCAATTCAAACGGTTCAATTCAGCATATCATTCTTGATAAACAAATGCCTGCTGGAAACTATACATATCAATCAAACATTGAAACACTAGCATCGGGGCTTTATATAGCAACTTTGCAATCAAGCACACAGTCCGAAGGGGCTAGAATAATCAAACAAAAATAAATTCATACATCATGTCTGAAGAAGCAACAAACACAGATCACAATGATGGCACCTGGTCTGGGCTAAAGAAAACTATCATTGGAACTATTACCACACTTATTGCAGGTGGCGGAACCTGGCTTGGCGTGGCTCTGTTTAACGGAGGTCACGAAGAAAAAGAAGAGCCAAAAACTGAGCAAGCGGCGCCTGCTCAACAGCCTAACATTATTCTTAATGTAGATAACTCATCAAAGAATAATGCTACAAGCGGTGGAAGTACCACGGTAATTCGTGAGAAGTCTACTGATAAACCTGCAAAAGAAGAGAAGAAAAAAGAGGAGAAAAGCGAAAGCTCTGACGCTCCTTGGTAAAAATTACAAGATTAGAGATGGCTCTCAAAAAAATCAAAAACCTAGCGGGCTTCAGTCAAGCTGAGCCAGTTCCAGTAGATCCTAAAAATCGGTTCTACTATATGCTGCAACAAATGCAGGCTAATCGCTGGAAAATTACAGCCATTGTATTGGGCCTGTTCTTTTTTATCATCTTAGGCATTAATTCAGCAGTATTTTTTGGCATAGAAATTGCTGAAAACTGGAAAGAAATGCTGCTTATTCTTTTTGGTGCGTTTGTAGGAAATCTCAATAAAGTGGTTGACTACTGGTTCAATTCGGAAGACCGTGACAAAATGCTAATTCAAAAAGTTGACGAAGAGGACGGTGTTTCTCTTTCAAATGTAACATCAAATACTGCTGATTAAAAATGAAAAAGTTTGCACTCATATTTGCAACACTTTTCTTGTCATTGCAAGGTATTGCTCAGGTCGGAACTATCAAGACCGAGCAATACCAAGCTGACTTTGAAAAGAAGATGTCTATTGACTCAGTACCTGAGTACACAGACACCATCAAAATTCCTATTCAAATCTTAAAGATTGGCATTAACGAGGAATTGTACGAAATGTACCCAGAGTTAAAAGACAAAAGAGTTGGATTGGGTGTAACAAACATTGTACTTGAGTATTTGGAGTATACAAACCGTTTTGTCTTTACAGAGGACAAATTGGAAATTAAAGAGAGAATGGTTCAGCAATTTAAGGCATCTGACAAAGGTTTTACTGAAAACAAAGTAGATGGGCGTGGGAAAATTAAGCTTGCTGAATACTTTGTTTATATTGAAGTCTATGACTTCTCAGTTTCTGACGATGAAGTTGTTAAAGTAAACGGGCAATCACAGACTACACAAATTACAAGACTGGGATTGCAAGTAAAATTTGTTGATGCAGAAACCGGAGAAATCATAATGGGTTCTGGACTTGGCGAGGCTAAAACAGTCAAAACCGTTTCAATTTTAGATGGTATTGATGAGAGCGAAATAAAATTCAACCAATCTCATATTGGTATCACAACCAAAAAGTCGCTAGAAACTGCCTCTGCTAGAATTGTTCAAAGAATGATCAAAAAAGGAATCTTCAAATCGTAAATGAATGCAAAACTCCTGCTTGTCATACTATCAATACTCTTGCCTATTATTTCTTATGGGCAGGTAAACTACTCATACACGGATCCATGCACCGGAGTTACAAAAACTCTTGTAGTGCCATCAAATGGAATCACGGTAACATACTATGGTCAGGTAAATACGTTTCAGCCTGGAGATTTTTATAGCGGGACTTTTGAGAACTGGGCTCAAGGCGTTTATGGTTCTTTTGGTGGGAATAACCCATGCGCTACTGTTATCGGTCTACCGACTGGTATTAATATAGCTCAAGGAACTACACTAAACTTTTTAAGCATCATTAATTCCTTGGATGCGGTTAAAGACCTGGCAGGAGGTTCTACTAACATTCTTTCAGGAGTTGACAATGCATCTAGAGCAACTAATGGGAAAAAAGAAGGTAAGAAAAATGGAAATTCATCAAATAATTCTGGTTCTAATGGGACTGGTGGTGTCAATACCTCTGGTCAAAGCAATAGCGGAAATGCGTCGCAAGGACAAGGACAGGTAGGTTCTCAAGACCCCGGAAGTGGAAGCTCAACAAATCCATCTGGCGAGCAAGGTCAGCAAGGTTCAAATCCAGCTGGTGGGTCTGAATCCAATGGAGGACAGGGCCAGCAAGGATCAAATCCGCCCGGCAGCTCAAATGGCTCTGGATCTAATGGAGGATCAAATGGTTCTGGCGGCTCTGGATCTAATGGAGGATCAAATGGTTCTGGCGGCTCTGGATCTAATGGAGGATCAAATGGTTCTGGGAGTACAACGGAAGATCCAAAAACAGAAGAATCTGGTGGTGGAAAGACTAACATAATTGGGTCGACTACAAATAATGTTCAATCCGCCTCCAATAAGAATGGAAATAGACCAAATGTTATAGCGAGCAGTGATTTTGTAGGCTTTAATTTCAAAAACTCTGATGTAGACTATGGCGGTAAATTTACCGGAGGCTATACATCAGCAAGGTGGGATGGTGCACGAGCTCATGGAGTACTTGTTGATTATACAACTGCTCTAAGAGGACCAAACATTAGTGGATTTTATGCTTTCATAAGAAAGCGTAGAATTGACTTAATTTCTACTTCTCTTACTATTGGTTTTGACAGAAAGCCAACTGTTTATGGCACGCTTGCTCTTGGCCAAATGTGGGACTTGGACAAAAAGAAAAAGATAAAAGCTCTTTATATGCTAACAGCTTCCGCAGGTTCTGTTTACGGAGAACCTTTTGTAGGAACCGCTGCAATAGCAGGGGCCATGTACGATCTAAAAATTGGAAAGAGACTAGACATTAAACTTATGGGTCTGTATGTTTATGCACCTTATGTAAGTTATTACAATGACATACTCTTAAAATCACCACATGTAGTTCTACCTATTATTGGAACTAACATTGGCATAACGAAAAAATTCAAAATAAACATCAATGGCGGCGGCGCGTGGGCTATTCAGGAAAACGCTCTTAACTATACCGTTATGATGGGTACTCGGTTTTTGCTATGAAGCTAAAGATTTTTGTATTTGCGCTTTTACTTGGAATTGGAGATTTGTTTGCTCAAACCTTTACATATTCTGGTTATGTGTATAACGCAAATGGTTCAGGCGCTGTAAACGTACCGGTCAAACTTTACAAAAGAACCACACCTACTTTATCAGGGTTTACATCACAGACCAATTACAATGGACACTCTTATTATCGTTCAACAGGGTCTATGACTTGGACTGCTGCAAAGGCTGCTTGTGAAAACATGGGTGGGCATCTTGCGACGGTTTCCAATTTAGCAGAAAACAATTTCCTTTTTAACACATGGCCATCTGGATGGATTGGTTATTACCAGGATAGAGTTGCTGGTTACACCTATTCTGAACCAAATGGTGGTTACCGATGGACCGAATCCAAAGTAACAACAAACTTACAAGCAGATTACGATGTTTCTTCTTATGTTAGCGGAACTACCTTATCAGACATCACAGCTTCACCGGTGCATGCAACTCTTTACAATACACCTACTTATACAAGCACGGGAGGCAAATACTTAACATTTAATGGATCTACTACATATGCTATTACAAATAATTTATCTAGCAAAATGGGTTCCACTAGTGCTATAACTCTATTGGCTTGGGTTTATCCTACAGGAAATGGTGTTATTGCATCTGAGCTTGGCGTGGGTAGTCCATCTTCAGGCTGGCATGAATCGGTAATTGAAATTACTGGTAGTAATACGCTGAGAGTAGGATTTTGGAATGGGATTGGCATTACACAACTAAGTACTGCTATTACACTTAATGCTTGGCATTTAATTGCAGTAACTTATGATGGCACTACAATGAGAGGCTATCTGAATAATGTAAATTTTGGATCAATTGCTTTTGCAAGGCAAGCTGCTCATTTATATGGAAATGGCGAGCATTTTGCACTCGGTCTGTCTGATGCCACTAATATGGGGCACGGTGGATATGGGGCATTTCGTTTAGGAAGTTTTCAAGTTTTTAATAGAGCTTTGACTATAGATGAATTGGATAGAACGTACAATCTCTATGCGTATCGATATAAAACAAATCAATACACCAATTGGAATGGCGGAGAACCTAATAATTCTGGCAATGAAGATTACGCTCAATTTGTAGGCGGTGGTAAATGGAATGACTTACCAAATACTTCGCTTCCTTATGTAATTGAATTTGACTATGTGGTTACATTTACTCCTTGGATCCTACACCAAACCGTTTATACCAATTCTTCTGGATATTGGAGTTTTAGCCAGTCAACCAATCCAGCAACAGAATGGTACATACAAGTTGACGCTGGGAATCCTACTACGTTAATTCAGCAATCCGACTTAGCAGCAATAGGAAATGTAATACTTGGAATTACGATAAGAAAAAGCTTGCATTGGAATATGTATGATGTAAATAATGATGGGCGACTTACAATTACTGATAAGTATTACATAAGTGCTAAAAGACAAGGTAGATTCAATTCATGGGTATCTACTTTGCCATCTGCTTTGTATACCACAGCACAGTATTCTGCTCTTAATAGCGGAACTACAAATCTTAAGTCTACTTATCCTGGAGTAAGTTCATATACAGTAAATTCTCCTATTAGCGGTGGATCTTTAAACTTATACCTAATAGCACCTGGATATGCAGGTCAAGTAAACTACTAAAAAACAATTTCAAACTATGAAAAAACTTCTATTTCTACTATTATTTGTTGCGCCAATCCTGGCAAACGCTCAAAAAGTTTTAAGAGACTCCATCTACATCAAAACTGACATATTTGAAGTTGTGTACTCAGAAAAATTGCAGCAACCCAAGTTTGTAAAATATACCGTGCAATGTCCAACTGGTTCTGCTTCTAGATCTGGCATGGACTTTTATGTTTGTGATAGCATTTTGACATCAGACAATAACGACTATTACAATAACCCGTATGACAAAGGCCACATGGCTCCGGCCGCGGACTTTAACTGCACTCGAGAAACTCTTCTTAAAACGTTCAGCTACTTGAATTGCTCGCTTCAACAAGAAAATCTTAACCGCACAACCTGGAGGTTGCTGGAAGCATACGAAAGAGAACTTGCAAAGACTCATAAAAATGTGGTGGTTGAAATACGTTGTGTTTATAGTGCAAAATCTATAGTTCTTCCAACTGGAGCAACTATTCCAGATGGTTACTTTAAGACCATCAAATACGGTAAGACGACTGAGGTCTATTATTTCAAAAATGAAAAACCACTTTCAACTGACTACAAAAAATATCGCATAAAATGAGAAAACTAATCTTTCTTTTTATACTGGCTTTGTTTACAATTTCAGCGCAAGCACAAAATTGTTTGTCAGTAGACTCTGTTTATTCCACTGCCAAATTTAAAGATCTTGGTAAGAGAGATATTCGGTTTGGGATCAAACAAATGACAGAGGATATGCTTTCTGAAAAGTATTGCATATCAGAAAGCGGCCTGCCTCTTCATGTAGAGGTCTTTTTCTTTGGGCTTCCTAAAACTACCGTTAGAATTGTAGGTGTTGAAAAAACAAATCAAATTACTCAAGTTGGGGTACGAATCCATTATGATGGAAAGAAATATGAAGCCTACGGAGAATCAGACACTGAAATACGAACAGTTATGCTTGAAGTTGTTGAAGGCTCCATACCATTTCAGAAGATGACCGTATCTTCTGCACTTAAAAAAGCGATTGAACAATGCGTATTGCAAATGCCATAGCGTTTATTTTTCTCTTCTTTGCAAACAGCGTTTTTGCACAAATTAAAGTCGTGGATGCTGGTGATGGGTGGAACGCCAAAGTTGATTCAGCAATTCAACTTATTAAGGACACTGATAGCGTCTCATATCAAATTTTGATTGAAAATTGCAAAACCATAGACTATACCTTAGGCAATTTTTCAACAACATACACGCCGCATACAATATCCATTTCTACAAAAGAATTCAAATTAAACTCTATCAATAATATAGCATGCGTACTTGTTCATGAATCTTATCATTTGTACCTATTCAATCATGGCACAATTTTGGATCCAAATCGTGAAGAATACGAATGCTACTTAAAAGAATACGAGTTTATTTGCAAGCTTCCATACGTTGAGAGCTGGCTCTTTCAGAATGCCATTGATAAGATCATTCTCTATAGGTCCAAACTCAAAGACTAACAATGGATAAATAAAATAAATCACACAAAACATGAAAAAGTTTTTTTCAATCATTAAGGAGATCTCTAGTGGATCTACAACGTGGTTAGCTGGTCTTTTCAAAGATGAAACAGGCACACCATCATCAAAAAGATTTGTAGGTGTTGTTTGCGCTCTTACATTGTGCATTACAATGTATCACAACAGCTTTTCTACTACTGACATTGCGCCAGCACAATACTTGGTAGATGCGGTTGCTCTGCTTGCGTTTGCAACTCTTGGTTTATCATCTGTTGACAAATTTGTTAAAACAAGAAAAGACATCAATTCAGCTACTACAGCTACTAAGCCTGAAGCAGCTTCATCAACATGCGAATCATGTGGACAAGATCCTTGTCAATGCTAAAATAATATAGAAAAGATATGCTATTAAAAGAAGGTTCAAAAGGAGAAGACGTTAAAAAAATCCAAGCAAAGTTGGGCGTAGAGCCAACCGGAAATTTTGGTCCTAAAACCAAAGCTGCTGTAGTTGCATGGCAACAAGCAAACGGCTTGACTGCTGACGGTATTGTAGGTGATGGAACATGGGGTAAATTGTTTGGAGCAGCTGCACCTGCGGCGCCCGTGGCTTCAACACCAGCGCCGAAAGTTGAAGGTCTTAATCTTGAAGGTTTGAAAGGACACGTTCCTGATGCAGTAATTGCTCAAATACCTGATACTGCTGCAAAATTCAATATCACAAACAATTTGAGACTTGCTCACTTCCTTTCTCAATGTGGACATGAGTCTGGCGGGTTCAAGGCAGTAAGTGAAAACCTTAATTACTCTGCAGATGGTTTGAAGAAAATCTTTGGAAAATACTTTCCTGGAAATCTTAATGAGTCGTATGCTCGTCAACCTGAAAAGATTGCATCTAGAGTTTACGCTTCTAGAATGGGGAACGGAGATGAAGCATCTAAAGAAGGATTCAAATTTCGTGGCCGTGGATATATTCAACTAACAGGAAAAAGCAATTACACTGCTTTTGCTAAGTTTATTGGTGAAGACACTGTTGCTAATCCTGATTTGGTTGCAACTAAATATCCTTTGGCTTCTGCTGCATTTTTCTTTGATTCAAATAAGCTTTGGGCTATTTGCGATAAAGGCGCAGATGATGCTACAGTTACTGCAGTAACTAAAAGAGTTAACGGCGGTACCATTGGTTTGGCCGACCGTATTAAGCATTTCAAAGAGTACTACACAGCACTTACAAAATAGAACTGTATGGAAATCGTCAAACTATACGAAGATTGGCTGAATGAAAAAAAGCCAAAAGGTGCTCCGGAATGGAAAGACAGTGATGCGCCTGATGCCGAAGGTCGTTTTCGCGACCTTGGCATCAAGGACTTGGCTGCCTGGCTTATTAAAACTCGTGATAAGGATCTAAAAAAGATTAGTGGAAGTCTTACACAGCAAATTGTGTTTAACCGTAATGATGACCCTGAATATGCTGAGAAAATGGAAAAAACTCGCAAAGAGGTTTACAAACAGCTCGGCAGAGAAGACCTACTTGATAAATGAAAAACTACAGAGAATTCATAGCTGAAAGAGTTAACACAAATGGCAAAGTAATTTGCGATAACTGTGGATGGAAATGGGATATTGTCACAGGCGGCAATGATCCTTATGCTTGTCATAAGTGTGGACATGAAACCTCACAAGTAAGTGAAAAGGAGTCTCCATACAAAGAGGAAACTCTGCAAAAGTATAAGAAGGAATACGAAGATGGTAAAGAAATTCCGTTTGGCGTTAAAACCTCTCTGATTGCTCAGGGTATGATACCTCATGAAGGTGGACCTGATAAAGGCAAAAAGAAGAAAACTGACCTATATGAATCTCAGATGGGTGTACTGGATGAAAATATCAACATCAACCAGGTTAACTATGGAAATCCCCCCAAAGAGTATTTTGATCTTATGCAAGAGCCTGATGACTACATCAAAAATTGGTTTATTGAAAAGGGTCTTGTAGAAAAAATGAGAGCAGAAGCACCCGCCAACGACAGCGAAACCACTCAGAATGATTTGAAAGCATTGGTAGAACTGACATCCAAAGCAACTGCCGAAGAAATTACATTCGCTCGATATGTGGAAGACGTTAGCAACCTTGCTCAATCTTTTTTAGATATCTTGGCGGAAAACGGTCATGAAGTAAGTATGGGAGACTTCTTTGGTGTTGATTCACAGACCGAAGGACTTTTGCATTTTATGAAAGATGTAATTAATCGTCCAAGACCTTATCAATTAGCAAAGTACTACAACTATCCAATTTACCCACTGATTCGTACTGATGCAATGAGCGCCGCATATCCAAGCGGCCATGCACTAACTGGTTTTGTAATGGCTGAACATTTTGCAAATAAATATCCAGCAATTGCAACAGAATTACGGGCTCATGGCGAAAAGATTGCACGCAGTAGAGAAGTAACTGGTATACACTTCCCTTCTGATACTGCAATTTCAAGAGAGATTTGCAACATCATCTTTGAAAACAAACTCCTGGAAGAGAGATAAATAAACAAACAAAAAAATATGAAACCAACAATGACATTCAGCGAATTTGCTGAAAACACCAAAGAAACCTCTAAGGTGGCAGAATCATCAGCAAAAGGCTGTATGAGCGAAAGCATGGTAGAAAAATGCAATGAAATGCTAGAATCTATGTGCAAAGAAATGGCTGCTTGCCATGCCGACGAGACTGAGAAAACTGCCGAAAGCTACATGAAAGAGGCTAGCGCAAAGTTAACCGAAATGTTAGAAGGACTTTCTGCACACTGCAGCGAATGTTCAAACTAAGTAACACACTAAAACAAAACATATATGGCACACTGGACAGTAAGAGTAAGAACTGCAATGGAAGATGACAACGGTAAAGTTCGTGGAAAAATCGAAACTTACCTGGTAAACGCTGAGACGATAGAAGAGTCTCAAGCAAAAGTAAGAGATCACTTTAAAGGATTCACATTTGACTGGGAAATCCGTTCTGTGGCTAAAAGCGGTATATTAGAGTATATCGGTGGCCCAGAGATTGTATAGAGTGTTCATAGAGGGATCTAATACTATTAGATAAGGTAACCATAAAACAAAAAGAAATATAACCAGAATGGGCTTGCTAGACTACAAAAGTTGGGTGTTAAATGAAGGTGCATTGTATGAAAGTGCAATGGCGCCCGCTCAGTGGGTAAAGGGCGGGGGAAAGTATCGCAAGATGTTCCAGGTTTTCTTAAAAGATCGTGAAAAAGAACTCAAAGTAGATCCAGAATTTCAAAAAAGCTTCAGAGTCTCATCGTTTAGAGTGTCAGACATTTCTAATCTAGAAGAAATCATTGCTTATATTGGAGGGGGCGCAGAAATTAGTGCAAAAGGCCCATTTTTGAAAGTTGGAAAGGAAGAAATTCCACTAACAAAACTTCAAAAAACAGGAGTCTTTACTAGCACTTCAAAAGCAGGAGATACTGACACCAAAGAACTTATGGTGGTCTATTTTTACTACAATCAAGATGTAGATCTTTCCTCAATAGATGAGGAAGACGCCGCTGCTCTAGTTAGTAACATTCCTGCCGATGATCTTAGTCAAGTTTACATTGATAAAATTAGAGCATGGCTGTTAGGGTTTGATTCTTCGGACAAAGAACTTGTAAGCCTTGCCAATCAATGGAAGTCTTGCGCAAACGCACTATCAGCATTTAAGAACGCTGGATATAGAATGGACAGAAAAACAGTTCTCGGTGCTGCACGAGATGCGGCTCGAAAGCTCACAGGGCTTTCTCCTGATAACTGGTGCCCGGGCGATGTTTATCTGGTAGATGCATCAGCAAAAGCAAACGCTCTACAACACATATCAAATGCCCAGACAGTTGCTGAATTGAATCTTCTGTTCAATGACACTTTGACGCCGCGTTCTTCAAACTCGGAAGCGTACGGTTCAATTGTTGCGATATCTCTTAAACAACAAGTGGCTAGGTTGGGTAGGGCAAAGGAATTCCTAAAATCAATTTCTCCGGGAGACGCAAAATACAATTTAACAAAAGACGATCTTGCAAAAGAAAATGATTCTGATTGGCTTAAATCGGAAATCATGAGTTATCAACAAAAGATGAAAGACGCTGCGTCTTCATCGGGAATAACGGTAAACTACAGCCCAAGCGACGTGAATGCTATTAAACCAAAGAATTTGATAGATAAGCTTGCTGCGATAAAACTTACATATCATTTGCTCACGCTTCCAAAAAATAGTCCGGAAGACCTAGATAGTAATCTTCTCAGAATTTTAATGTTTGGGCTTAAAGCAGGTAACGCTGCAGTGAATCCGCCGTACTTCAAAGTAACAGGTTCTAACAAAGGATCCGCCGATGTTGAAGAGGTGAAAGTAGGGAACCAATTCTCGCTCTTAATAGGTGGATTTGATAGCAAAGAAACAAATTTGGCTATTTTAGATGCAGCCACACGATTGGATATTGTACTTTTCTACTATGTATGCATAGGAGACTCTGCATATGAAATAAGGTTAAGAGCTGCTACTACAAGTAGCAAACAGGCAGGCCTTGAATTCGAAGGTAAAAACTACATTGGAAACATGGTACAAGATCCATCAGGCACTAAGGCAAAAATCGAATCACTATTCCAACAAAGATCTTCTGGCAAATAATTACAGAGCTGACTCATAAGTCAGCTTTTTTGTGCCCTGAAACTTTTTTCTACAAGCGAATATAAATAAAGAAAACTATAACAAATATGAGCAACAGACAATACGACGACTGGGATAGCATCATCATCCAGCTTAACCACGGAGAAAAAACGGCAGGAGGAAACATTCGCATGATGCGTCAAGACATTGAAGCAATGGCAGAAACCCACGGCACTACTCGAGGTGAAGTCATGGAAATGATGGTACAGGCACTCGAGGAACAGGCAAAACTGGAAACCTCAAAAGAAGATGCCGTATCATAAAGACTTTGATGAATTACAAGATCAGGGAGAGTTTCCACTTCATCCAGAAGGATGGGAACAATTAACAATTGAATACGGATACGATGATATCGGAAACGCAAGATACTTTTTCTGGAGAGTCGCCGAAACAAGGCATACCTTTAGGAAGCCAGTTTCCGCACTTAACCAAGAAACCAGCGGAGATTACGAAAGAGGAATCAAAGAATTCCTTGAAGGGTTTCGTCAGGAAATTATGGGCTGGGCTGTTCAAAAACCAATCCCGGAATGGGCAAGAGAATACATTACCGAATACAACAAATGGATCAAAATCTAACAAAATGGAAAATATAACTCAAGAATCTCAAGTTTTTCAGTGGATCAAAGGCGACTATGAAGGAAAGCTAGTAACAGTGATTGATACTTTCGTCGAGGACAACATTGAATGGTTGATCTTTCAAGACGGAAGCCAATGCAATTCCTCTTTAATTGGAGATTGGATTCTGCCGGTAGCTCCTGGCGCGAATCCTCCGATTCCCATAACTTCTGGAGCACCAAAGCCAAAACCCGCGCCCGCTCCTGTAAAAAAAGAGAATCCAGCGCCAAGTCCGATGGTGCAACCAACGCCCACATCTTTACACCCAATTCACGATTTGCTTCAAATGAGCAAAAAGAAGCAAGTAAAGCTTGAAGTAACTATAGGCGTGGACATGCCTTCTGAAGATCTTCTTAAAGTTATGATTGGAGAATTTCCAGATGGCGCAGATATCATAGGAGACTATTTGGTATCAACTATTGACCAGGAAAACATGATGGCGCAGATTAAAAATCTGCTTAAAGCACGTATTAAACAAGTGAACACAAGAAAAAAACCAACAAAGAATGAAAGTTTTAGCTGAAACCGAGTACTTTGATTTTGTGCAGTTTGCCGGAAAAAGCGGACTACATATCAAAATACCTTCCGTGGCTGTATTGCCTTATACGGTTGATGAAAATAGAATTGTCGACAAATTAGGCATCTTAAAAGAGTATAACCAGTTTCGTGAAGGGGGCTATGCAAATACTCTTATTACTGGTTCAATTGAGGTAAGTGATGAAGACACCCTTGCCACAGCAGTTCGCGAACTTCTAGAAGAAGGTGGTTTTGATATGAAAGGCGATTCTCTAGAAAAATGGACTTATCTAGGCGGATTCCACGATTCAAAGGATACTGACCGTGTTATTCCTACATTTGCGGTTGATGTAACTGGCAAAGAACAACAACCCGCCATTGGAGACGGAACTCCTCAAGAACAATTATCAAAATTGGAAATGTTGGATGTAAATGAGGCTTTACAAACAAACGAGCTCCTAGTTCTTGGTTCATTCCTTCGTCTTTTTAATATAATGTATCAAAAATCTTTCAAGAATGCAAAATAGAAGAGAGCGCCGAATGGCAGAAAAACAAATGGGTCTTCATAAGTTGGAAAAAACCATGTCAAAGGCTCAATTGGATGAGATTAAGAAACGTAAAAGAGAGTACGTAAAGCAATTACTGCTTCTTAAAGCTCAAGAGGACGAAAATCGCCGTATTAATGAAGAGGCTGAGAGATGGTCAAAAGAACTAACAGTGCTGATGGAAAGTGGTTATACACGAGAAGAGGCAACCGAGGTTATGGATAAGAACAAAAAAATCCAGGATGAAAGGGATGCAAAAAAGGCCGCTCGTAAAGCTGAAAAAACGGCCATCAAAACGGCGTGAATATATTAAGAAAGCCGTAAACATATGAATCTTTACATAACAAGAGCTGAGCGCGAAAAGCTGAAAAAAGCTTTCTTAAATATGAGAAAGCAACACGTCATCTCGGTGTCGGAAATTATAGAAAATATGGGGTACTCTCCAGAAACTCTAGATCCGTATGCAAGTTTCCTTGTCAATGAAGAGATTAAAACACAAATCCGAAATGTTTCCCGTGCTAATCGGGCGTATTCAATCATATACTCAAACCCAGATCTCAATGAGGCGATTATTCGTTTCATTGTATTCTATGTAAATGAAAATACTGAAATCAAAGATGTGGTATTCCTAACAGAGGAACACCACGATGAAGATTATTATGAGCTGTTTAATGGAGTGGCCCTCTTTCCTTGCGTAAAGAAAATCCACATTATGGATTGCCAAATGCTAGAGAGCAGCCTATTTAGATGGATTCATAATTTGCCAGTCGAAGATTAATCATTTAGATCCTTTTGCAAATCAAGCGTTTCCAGTTTGATCTTTGCCATTTTCATGCGACGAAAAGGACGCGGCTTTTTAGAAAGAACGCTTTTCGGCTTTTCTATCTTAGGCATCATACTTTTTCCAAAACGGAAAACCCTTTTCATTACTTAAAGTTTATGTTAGTCCCTGTATCTGGAGAGGTAGAATTAGTTCCACCTTTTTCCAAAGACTTGAGATAACCAAGAATTGCATCCATATTATGGTGAGCAATTACAATCTTGTCTTGTACCCATGCTTCAAGCTCATCTTGTGGAGCTACCAATTCACGGATCTGTCTTGCATATGCAGAAATTTCATCAAGATCCTGAAGATACATTCTGCCTTCTTCTTCCTCGTTTACTTTGTGGAAATCGTTGTATGACTTAATCATGTTTATAGCTTTTTTCTATATATTCAATGGCACCGTTCAAAAAAAGCTTTGATATATAGAAAAAATAAGCGATGCATGGCTGATAGTAAGTTATACAAATTTGTTAAACGCGAGGCAAACCGTGTTTATTATGAGTCGTCAGACCCAAAGATTGCTGCTGCAGTTAAAGAGGCTGCTACTCCTAATTCAGGTGGCGGCCCTCCAAACACACCTACACCACCGGCAGATCCTAATGCAGGGTTGAGTAGCGTAATTGAAGAAATCAGTGTAGACTTTTTGTTGCAGAACGTTGAAGGCTATCAGCCTCTTCAAAATGCAAATAATAACTCAAATGCCACGAATAACGGTCAAGGCGGAAATTCAAATCCTACAATTTTTGAACCAACCGACCCTCGACTTATTTGGGGTGCCTTTGATAACGTATTAAGTTTTAGCGCATTTGACGCCGAACCGCTTGTTGACGGTTTTGTTGTTACCGAAGACCCGGGTGACACAACAGGTAATGGAAACCGTGTTTCTACTCAAGGAATGACTGCCGATCAAATTAAAGCATATCCGGGTATTGATACCTTTAAAGGTGTTCCTTCAATTATGAATCCGAATGCCTATATTGGATTCCAACAATTTAGAGGTACTAAAGATCAAAACTATCTAGCAAAATTATTTGACCAGGAAAATCAACCAAGATGGTATGAAATTGATGAGGCAAATGCTGATAAGGCGCATCGATATAAATCACCATCAGTTTCAGAAATTGTAGCTTGGAGTCAAGAAAAAGACAATGCTGACCGTAGACCGTATAGGTTCCAAGATTTTGCATATTGTAAGTATTGGCAAAAGATTCCCAATAACTACCTTGTAACTCTTAGAAGATACCCATATCCTACCTCAGATAACCTTGAAGCTGCTGGAGAAAATCACGCCCAAAAACAAGACTATACACCTGCACAGTTACTGCCTGTAGCACAGGCAATAACCTGGTTAGGTGAGGCAACAGGCAACAAAATCTCCTCAATACTTGGTGGAATTGAATCAGGCCTAAACTGGAAAGATATTAAGTCTGAAATGAACGTGGTATCCCCGGCTTCACCTGGTGATGCTGGTGCTGGGCCGATGTCTGGTGTTGCAAAATGGGTAGGTTTGATCTCAGGTGATTACAACAGTACAACCAACCCTAACGCAGGAGCGCCGCCAGATCCTTATACAGAAGGTACATGGAATAACAAAATCATTGGTAACGTCAACGTTATTGATAGTACTAAGGCTCGTGAAAGAGGCTTGAAATTTGCTCATAAAATTGAGCTTGTTTTTGAATACGAAGCTCGTAGTATTGGCGGCATTAACACCAAAGCTGCTATGCTGGATATTATGTCAAACATATTAGTACTTACCTCAGCAACCGCCAACTTCTGGGGCGGTGCTAACCGTTTCCGTCCAGGTTCTCCTGGACAAACAGCGCCGTTCCTTGGAGGACCGGCCGGGCGAGCTGCTTGGATGAGTGGAGATCCTGTTAAATTTTTAGATGCAGTTACCGACCAATTCTCAAAAGCTGCTAGTGCAATCAGCGACTTTCTTTTTTCTGCTATGCAGAATCCAATAGAAGCTCTAAAATCCCTTGCCGCAGGGGGCGCAAAAGCATATATGAACAGTAACAAAACACCTGGAGGACACGTATCCGGTTTAAAAGCTATTCTTACCGGAGATCCGGTTGGAGAATGGCACGTAACTGTAGGCAACCCGTTTAACCCTATGATGGTAATTGGAAACCTTATTTGTACCGGTGTTAAAATTGAGTTTAATGAGGAACTTGGGCCAGATGACTTTCCGACAGAAATGAAAGCAACAATTTCATTGGAACACGGAATGCCGAGAGACCGAGATGCTATTGAATCTATGTTTAACGGCGGTGGTGGGCGACTTTATTCTCTGCCTCCGGGATACGAAGAATCTATTTCGTCCACTAGTATGTCAAAAGTTGATTCTGCTACTGGAGGCGGACAAAATAAGAGAAGACTTGGAGCCAACAATCCAAATGGGTCAAGCTCAAATGGCGGAAATGGAGCAAATCGAAACGGAAGAACTACTCCAGGCGGAAGATTTACAACGCAAAAAACTGTGTTAGCAGGAGACCCCCGAGATGTTGACCGTGCCTTAAATAATACTCTTAACGCGTTCAAAAGAACGTCAAGTAAAATTGGAGCTAAGTGGGGCTTAGGCTACGCAAAAGCTGAACCTAAGAAAGATTAATATGATCAATTTACCAAATACCATTGACAAAAAACCCATCTTTGAAAAAGAGGATGGCACGGTTATTATTGACTTAACAAAACAGTCTCTTAATTTGGTTGTAGATCAACCAATGACTAACTATTATTTAGTTAGCGATGAAACTGCCATGAGAGTTGATATAATTTCCCAAGTTGCATTAGGATCAGTTGATAATGTAGAAAAAATGCTAAAGTTTAATGACATTAGCAATCCGTTTACTATTGATATTGGTGATCTACTATTTGTTCCCGACTTACTCTATGCTCGAATGAACTTAAATTCAGAAGGAGCAAATGATCAACAAAAACTTGATATTCGTAATCAATATATTCAACCAGAAAAAGAATCCAAACTGGATCCAACTCTGGGTAAATTTGATAAGAGAAATAAACCCAAGAAAGCCGATGCTAGTAAAACAGCGCCGCCGCTTCCACCAAACTTTGCAAATATCGGAGACCAAGAAATTGAGATCCGTGGTGGTAAGATCTTCTTTGGGCCAAATGTTAGTAAAAACGGTAATGAGTGTGAAGAACCACTTAGCAAAAGTGAGTTTTTGGCAAAGCTCATTAAAAATCGCATAAATAGGTAAGAATGCCTCAACAGGAAAAATCCATCATTAGGTCCTTGCTAGACCCAACCGTAGTGCTAGACACTATGGAAATTAATGACCTTGACACTGGTACCAGTCCTGCCGCAAAAGAAATTGGACAAGAAGGCCAGGATAAAAGTAGAAAAATTTCAAAGAAAATTGGTTCAGACTATCCGTTCATAGAAATTAATAACTATGTGTTTTCAATTGATACAATTGAAAAGTTTGAAATTGACTATACTGGATTCATTCCTACTGTAAGATTGAGCGCGTTTATCAAATCAAAAACATTTACATCAGAAGCCATACCAAAAGACGGCGACCGCATGGCTGTTTTTGTAAGAGCAAAAAATGATGCTTTTAAGCCAATACGTAATGATTATAGAATTACATCGGTAAGACAAAAAGGTGGAGACCGTGAAGGCAATAATTCTTTCTTTGACATCGAAGGAGAACTTTGGGTTCCTTATTTGTACGATCCAATAAGCAAGGCATATAATGGAACAAGCTATGAAGTGCTAAAAGAGGTTGCAAAAGAAATAGGACTGGGATTTGCTTCAAATGATAGTGAAACTGCAGATGCTCAGGCGTGGATCAATCCTCGAGGAAACTACTACGATCTTATACAAGACATAGCGGCTCACGCGTGGAAAGACGATGACAGCTTCTTTTCAGTCTTTATTGATGTGTATTACTACTTAAATTTTATCAACGTCAATAATCAATTTAGCGAGGATACTAATTTGGATCTTCAATTATTGGTAAATATGACTTATGATGATTCTGATGGTGGAACCACAGCAGCTCAACAATTAGAAGAAGGAACCGGACAGGTTCCAAAAGTTCTTACTAATCATATAGAACTTAAAGGATC